GCGTAGGCTTGATTTCAGTTGCAGTTGGCGTAGGCTCGACTTCAGTTGCAGTTGGCGTTGGTTCTGGTGTTGGTTCTGGCGTTGGTTCTGGCGTTGGTTCTGGCGTTGGTTCTGGTGTTGGTTCTGGCGTTGGTTCTGGCGTTGGTTCTGGCGTTGGTTCAATACATGTGTATATTTCCCCTACAGTACCATCCTCATTTATTAACAAAGACTCAGTGCCATTATCAATTGCATGCCATTGGCCTCCACCATCAAACAGCGCAACCCCGAAAGTTATGTACAAGATTGTACCGACCTCTATTGATGATGTTAGAGAAGAATCATAATATAATGAAACAGGAGAATCTGTTAATCTATTATTACATGACTGTTGACCGTCATCGTAACCGTTAACTTTAATCGATATTGCCGTAGGTGTTGCTGCCATTTATTTAAATCTTTTTATATAGACAGTACTCGTGTCTGTATTATATATCCAGATTTATTAGTCACCGTATCTGGTCAACTTAGCAGCTCTAATAGAATTTAAATTTTTACCTTTAGGACTATATTTAGCAAATACTTCTAAATCAAATGAGAACTGTTGATCGTGCTTATCGAATATATCCAATCCTATTTTTTTAGTGTATGTTAGATTAGGAAATCTTAATTTAGCTTGTCCACCTATTCTACCTATATCTGAATCTGGATCATTACCAAAATAATCTGTCATTCTATATTGGAATATAATGTCTACCGAAATATCATTAGAATTATCTAAATTGCCGACACGTTTTTCTATAATCTTAGTACTCTGTTTAGTATCTCCAGAAACTCTTAATGTATTTAAATTAATTGGTGATAAGAACAAAAATGCTCCACAAGATCTTCCACCTAATAGATATTGATCGTTTGCATCAAAGGACATTTTAAATGTTCTGTCTCCACCCAATGATATTAATTCGGATGTTTTTTGGAATGCTAGTTGTTGTGTTGCTTTAGTAGAATTTACAGCTGAAGTAGAAAAAGAATTACCAATCAATGAATTAACACCGCTATATACAAATGTTGTTCCAGTTGCATATGTTGATGTAATAGGCATTGTATAAATAGCATTATCAACAAGTGTTTTAATGTTATTTTTTTGTTCAGCATCAGTTACGTTGGTTTGATTAGCAACATTATCTGAAAAGTCGACATATAAGTTTTCTAAATCCGGATGACTTTTGTGTATAAACAATCCATTATTATAATTTGCAGCGCCTAACGTAGCAGTACTACATACATCTACCATTGATTGTGAAAATTCAGGATCTAAATTGTTGCCATTATTTCTACCAAATGTTCCAGTCCATATGAAATCAACAGATTCACCATTACCAGTATGCGACAATATTGAAATAGTATTACTATCTACATTCATATCAGCATAACTCAATGTATATTCATAATTAGTTAATTTAGATACCCCGAATTCTAATAATGACTCGGTAACATATAGTGGATTTTGATTTGCAATATCCATAAATCTAGAATATACAAATTGTCCACGTCTTTGTGCAGATTGATATGGTGCTTCAGCTAATAAATCATATGATGTAATAGATGAAGTGTCTATGTTTTGATATTGTATTGGAGCTAAATCGTATTTACCTTCAGACGTATAGTAGTTATCAGATGCAACCTTAGGATCTATGTTTGCTGTCCCAGAATCATTTGTCATTACACCGAAACCGTTATCTGTGATAGCATCTCCGGCTGCACTAGATTTATATGTTGGTAAATTTCTGTCACCAACTAATCTAGCCACTAATTCTAATTTAGTCGCTTTAGTATTTTCTAATAAAAGTTTAAATGTCTTAGTGACAATATGACCCTTTTTAACCGTTAAACTTGCAACCTCATCTGTATAATATCCTGCAAAGATTTGGTTCTTAGTACCGTTGTTAATCACGGTTACTGTTCCCTCTTCGTCCATTATTTTAACAACTAGTTCACCTAATTCAACTTCTACAGCACCCTTTAGTTCAGCTATTTGAGACTCTAATTGTGCAATTTTGTCATATACTGAAATAGGTTTTTGTTCATTAGATAAAAATCCTGACGCTATACTTGTTGCACTGTGCGCATAATATTTTTCATTAGCACTAAACGAATCATCAATGTGTGAAAATACACCTTTAGAAATTAATTCTTCAGATATTTTAACTGCTGCTGTTTCAGCTGAATTTGACATTAATAAAGTCTCTACATTAGAAGTGTCTATTTCAGTAATAGGGAAATCTATAGTAATCGCTTCTGACCAATCAGAGTATATTGGACTAGTTGGATAACCTGCTTCAGAGACAGACTTAACTCTAATTTCTATTAGTTCACCTTCATTAATAGGTAAATCTAATTGATTAAAATTAACTTCTTGTGCATCTTCTACTAGACTATCTTGCCATTCAAATTTACCGGTTTCGGGATTTCTATAGCGATCTCTTGGCTTAGTTTTAATTTCATTCCAATTAGAAAATACTGCAGTTTTCTGTCTAGTACCTTCGGTAAAAGGTAATTGAGTTACTTCGCTAGCTTTACCACTAGTTGAAAGATATCTATATTGTAATATGAATTGAACAATATTTTGATCTAGTGTATCTGCAGTTTTCTTTGATGATGGTATTTCCCAAAATCCTCTAACCCTGTATTTAGGTGCAATCTTAGTTACATTTGAACCAGATGCTAAAGATTGTATTTGATTTACAATACTATTATATAAACTAGTCTCGCTTGTTCTTTGAGTAATTAAAGAATTTAATTCGTTTCTATCTTTATCTTTTTGAATGGTAGAATCATATTTCTTAGTAGACATTTCTGACCTCTTTTTAACAATAGTCTCGTCTAATTTTTTTATATTTTCTTCTACATTAACTTTATCAGCAGATAATTTTTTAATCTTATCAGCTGTATCATTAGCAGTCAGGTGAGCATTGATTTGTACAACCTTAAAGTTGTTAACATCTAACAACGGAGTGTCAGGTGTGATACCCTGTGTTGCTGGAGGAATAGAATCCTCTTTAAGCGCTGAAATATATTTACCAAAGTCTGCAACTTCAGCTTTGTAATAATCATCTAATCTTATTTGAGAACCGTCTTCTTGAATGAGTGTTAATTCATTAGTATATAAACCAATTCCAGGTGACCAGTTTTCAGCCAATATTTTTGAATCAGGATCAATTGCTTTAACAAATACCAATAATCTTTCGTTAAAACCAACATTGATATTAATATTTAAATTAGAGTTATCATTTTTATATATGCCTAATTGATTAGAACCTAATTTAATAGATTCATATCCTTCTACCACCAATAATTCAACTTGATTAGTAGAACCATCGACTCTAGTTATTCTATATCTAGTATTTTTAGATCCGCTCTGAACCATTAACTCATCTCCTATTCTAAGCATCTCAGTTTCCATAAGATCTTTGGTAGAATCAGTATATGTTAATTTATCTAGTGTGTATAATTTAATAGCTCTATTTTTAACAACACCGTCAGCAACTACTTCTCTCTTAGAGTTATTAATTTTTAAAACATCAAATTTACCTGTAAATTGAGTACTTCTATATGGCAAGTCCCTTGTGTCTTCATCTAATGTATATGATAGATTATTATTTGCAATATCTCTAATTACAGTTTCATAATCTAAACCATCCTGGTTTTTAAAATTAGTATTAAAGTACTCAACGGTTGTTGCATTAGAAGAATTAAATACAATTCTTTTAACTAAAATTCTCTCAGTATTATTTGGTATCTGACCGCTGACATTTATACTCGTTGTTAATATAGGGTTTAAAAAATCTTCAAAAAAGTAATTTGGTTTTGTTGAAAAGTTTATAGGTCTATTAAATGAAGTAATATCATTCGCTGGAGTCTTTAGTGTAGAAGTTATAATATTTTGGTATGTACCATCCGGTAATTTAATTCTAGTATTACCTTTGCCTAAACCAGAGAGAGATTTTAAATTCGTGTCTAATCTCTCTAGTTCTCTCTTCATGTAACCAAACGATGGCACATAAACAGTTTTAGAGCCTTCATCTGTTAGTATCTCAAGAGGCACGTCCTTTTGATCAGTTGTGATCGCCTCATTAATTCTCTCAAATGTCTTTAAGGAATTAGAGTTAATTTCAAGTAGTTTCTTGAGCGAATTAGAAATAGAGTTATTAGTGTTCATATTATCTTAAAATATCAGCTTCAAATTGATAATTAGCAGGATCGATACATACTAATTCAATATATGGTTTATTTGTTATTAATTGACTAGGATTTATATCAGCCACTAACACATCGTAGTTAGTAGTAGTGCTAGTCCAAATTTTAATATTATTACCTAACATGTTTATTGTGTCAAATACTATTTTAAATGTTTGTCCTTTTTTCCAAGATATAACACCGTCATCTATGTATATATTAAGATCACTTTCGGGATCATTTTCAATAAGACCATTAAGGCTTAATCTATTAGAAAAAGATTCTAATCTAGACCAAATTGCAAACTTCGAAGCACCAGCTCCGACTAAACCTACGTCAAATTTATTTGCTGTTGAAATTTGACCGGCTATAACATTTCCTGTAATATTCCAAAGATATATGTTACTCAACGCATAGCCGTCTATTGTACTATTGATTTTAATTTTATTAGGAATAGATTTATCAATTTCTGTACCTTTACCTGCAAATATAACATCTGTGTTATATTGTAATTCAACCGGAATAGAACCGTCTATTAATTTATTAATTCTATTATGAGCCTTTGAAATTAAGTCTAATAAAGAATTAGAATCTGCCAATTGAATCGAAGCATTTTGGAAATCTTCTTCTAATTCAGCAACTCTATTAATAAGAGATGCCGTATCTTCGCTTGCTGTAACTAAATTTTCTATACTATCTAATCTAGCATCTATGTTAGCATATCTGTTATTAGCTTGAATAAGAAGTTCAGTCGCATTCTCCAGTGCAGTCGTTGTATCCATGAATAAATCCATAGAGAACGTTGTGAAATCATTAACGCTTGTTTCAACACCTACGTTGTCTAATGAAGAATTAAATTTAAGATTTAATTTTAATGAAAAAGCATTACCGTTAAGACCTGTAACTTCATTTGGTTTATATTTAATTTGCTCGTTAATTTTAGAACCAGGTCCATAAGAATCTTGTATATCGTCTAATATTAAAATACCATACAAATTAGTCGCTCTATTTGCAGGTACTGATTGGCTATAAATGTCATAGTAAACTAAAATAGCATTAAAAGTAAACTTTTGACCTTTTTTAGCAAAATCTAATAAAGACTTAACATCAGGATTATTATTTATTTCTTCATACGCATTGGCATTAAATTCCAAACCAACACTATTTGTCGCATTAGTTTGAATATTGTAATATGCTCCACTATTAGAAGTATAATCATCCACTACCGTGTTAATATTAATATTAGGATCTGGGTGTGTTTGACCAGCTCTGCCTTCTACATAATCCGAAGCGTATAATTTAGTTGCTGTGGTATTATAATTACCTGGTTTAAACAATACAGTTGGTGTATAACCAACAGATGTTGGTACATTAATGTATACCTCGTGATATGTGTTACCTTGATACGCAACATCATTCTCTACGTCAATAGTACCTAAATACTTTACAACTCTATCATAATTATCACTAGCAAATGCTCCATTAACTTTTTCAGTGTAATTACCAAGTAGCGTTTGATTTGAATCCGCTGCAACAAAATCAATTGCGCCTAAAGCAGATAACCATTTGAAGAATATTTTTTCAGCATCAGATTGTAAAATGATAGGATCATAATCGTCATCTTGCAGTAGAAGTTCTTCTAAGTTCAGTGCATAGTTCTGAAATGTTTGAGCGAAGTCAACATTCGGCATACCAGGGACATAGTTTTGTCCTGAAGCCTGCTTAAGGTTTAATTCGAAATCAATTGTGTTAGAACCATTAACTGAATCAGTAAAATCTGGAAGATCTAATAAAGCATATTTACTAAACTCAAAATTTAAATCTGAACTGTTAAAAGCCCTAGTCATATCTCTCGCAGAAGATGCGAAAGCATACATTGTGCCGCCCATTGGCTGCGGTATTCTAACTAGAGGAGTTGCCATCTATTCTTTAAGTTTTGTTTTATACTATTGTTGTTGCATGTGATGAAATAACGTACCATACGTCATCAAAACATCTTAGTGTTACTGTTGAGTTTAATCCATCTAAAGCGATTGATGTAGCTCCTAAAGATACATTTGCACCTGATAAGATTGATTTTGAATCAGAATCTACATTGATAATTGTAACTTCTTGACCATCAACTGCCTCAGGTAATGTAAAGTTTACATCAACAAAATAAGTAATAGCCTCTATAGAAGTAGGAGTTACTTGTGTAGTTGGTATATCTTTAGTACCTAATACTCCGCTTTTAATCAAAGATCCACCAAGTGATACTGATGAACCGAATGTTGCAGCAGTACTAAATACAGCACCTAAATTACTTACACTTAACAAGTTTACACCTGCTTGTGAAATAATTAAATTTTCTGTAGTAACGCTTAGTAAACCCTCTAACGTCAATGTAGTTGGGTTTAGTAGTGAAATAACAGATGCCAATTCATCGTTTAATAACTCAAAGTTACTATTAATGATTGGTCTAGATGAAGAAACTGAATCAGTTCCTAAAATTTCAGTAATGTTTGCCATTTTATTGTTTTTATTATTTTACTTTTAACATGTTCCTTTTTATAAGGTTTTTATTACCATGTGTATCTTCCGCTTCCAATTGAATTGAATAGTATCCAGGTTCTTTGAAAATGTAAGTTAACCACATATTATTATAGTATATATCAGTGATTTCTGGGTTAGTTATATTTGTAATAGTCCATTTTGAATTTTTAGCGCCTGGGAACTTAGAAATATCTGTAGAAATTGTAATATGAGTAGATCTTTCTACTTCCGCAAAATCTTTAAATATCTTAGTATCGTCAAACGTTGGATTATAATGTTTAACGTGTACTTCACCGCTTATATTAGAATTTGACGAAGGATTTATTTTTTCAATATAGACTTCTTCAAAGTCATATGTTTTTGAATATTCCCAGCCTACAGCCAATATAAATCTAAATACATCGCTAACATCATTGTCATCAAGATCTTCAAACACTGCGTTAAAATTAAACTTACTAATTACAGCATCTTCGCTCGCATTTAGCTCATCCATAATAGCAGTCCAACCATTTACGTCATTGACAGCAGTAGGAGTGGCATTGATTACAACATGTTCACCGAAGCTTATTGCTTTTGTTACTGGATCCTGGAATTTTATTACTAATTTATCACCCTGTTGAATGTCATTTATTTTAAAACTAGCAGTTAAATCTGGTCCAACTCTCATGAAGTCCCATGAAAGATGTTCAGTATCTTTATATCTGAATGTAGATTCGTCCCATTGGTATGGTCCAGTAGTCTCTGTAAAACCAGTCCTAGCGTAAGTATCAATATATCTTCTAACTGTTGAAAACCTTAAACCTTGATCTTCTTCCAGATGCACATAGTTCGCACGATCTAGCGTTAAATAAAGAGTAGCAATAGCATCATCGATTTGCGTTACATTATCTTGAGGAGAATCCCAATAACCACCCGAACCATTCCATGGTAGTGACTTGCCGTCCCATGTTTGGTTTTCTAACCACTTATAAATACCATATAATTCTAGTTGTTTTAATTTAACATCGATAAGGTCTTTATGTTTATAATAAGACATGTGGCCGAATAAATCATATGTTCTCATTTCGACATCATATAAGTCATTGTGTGGTAATATTAATGGGAAAACTAAATAATCATCAATAGGACCTCTATATGTTTTACTCCAACCTGTACCTTTACCAGTAATTAACCATTCTATTTCATATACCCACGCTTTCCACCAATTATCCCATGTGACTAATAGTGTTTCATTTGGATTGTGTGCATCTTCCCATGTAAATTCAGCTTCATCCCATATGTCATCAAAAGATTCAGTTCCATCTAATAATACTGGACATCCTATAGGAATATTAGGATTATAAGAGTGTAATTCTCTATCATGATATGTTTCATAAAATAATCTAAAAGCATCCTTTAACTCTACTCTTTCATCATATGTAAGAGTGCTTTCTTCTCCTACTTTTAAATTAAGAAATTTATTATAGTTATTAACAAGACTATTTTGATCTAAAGATGGTTTTAAAACCATTGATAAATCCTCAACAAAAAGTTGTCTATCATTTGGAAATATATTAAATTTAATAGTGTGACCTTCGCTAAAGAAATTAATATCATTTTGAATATTCCAGACGTTTATGTTTCTTTGTGTAAAATAATCACCTTCAGCTGTGATATCTATTATTTTAGATTGTAACGGTAAATATTCCTTTTGTAATTTAGCCTTAAGTCCATATAATTTAATTAAAACCTCTTCGGGTGTATAATCAAATGTTTCAGTTACGTTAGGTATATCCCATTGATCATATGTCCCGTTAGGTTCATTTAATCTATACACTAAACTAAACTTACTTGTTTTTTTCATTGTGCTAGAAGGCAACTTAAATTTAAGTTTCTTTCTAGTCATTTCACCTCTTGTAGAAGAATTAGCAACAGGAATTGCAAATAGTTTACCAAAGTTTTTTACTCCACTATCTACATTTAACCAATACTCTTTTAGAGTTAATTTATCATATCCAAAGAAATCGATTGCATTTAATATAGCTTTATATGTACCGACAAATGGTTTAATATTGTGTAACTCTAATAAAAGTTCTTTTCTTTTTCTATTTAGTAATTTGTAGTCAGGCGACATTTCACTAATGTCATGATCTTTAAATAACATAAAGTCAGCTTCGTCTAATGCTGCGCCGAAGTTTTGTAATAACACTTTAAGCCTTTCGTCCTCAGTAACTACTTCACCATATATTTCTATTTGAGCTATTAGTGTTTTACTACCATCCACGCTACTATAAATATTTAATATCCTAGCGTGTTGACCAGACTGTGTAGAATTTAACGCTATATTTATTTGAATAGCAGAATTATTAATTGTATTAAGATGTTTAACATCGTCAATGACTGAATCTACTGAGCTATAATCAATTAACTCTATCGATTGTGATTTTAATTCACTAATGACTGGTAAATTACCAGAATAATCTATGTCATATAATATAATAGATTTACTATTAAATTTATTAACCTCTTCCCATTCAAAAATAAGACTATCTTTATCTACAGAATCCGATATAGGAAAATTAACTACGCTGTCACCTCTATATACACATTCTTCTAATATAAAAAGGTTAACCGTTTCGTATAGACCTGCAGAAACTTCTGGTAAATGAATAGTTCCAGTGTATACGTCAAAATCATCCTTTTCAAAATTGAGATCGTATTCTAATCCTCTAAAAAATCTTAAATTGTTGTACATTATCTCGTTTCGTTATCGTCTTCTTTGACGGTATAATTTTTATAATTGTTAAGGTATCTGGTACCCTTCAATAAATATTTAATAGTATCGTCCATAAATATTAGAAAATGTTGGATAGTCTCGTTTCTTTGAATGTGTCCAGAAAGAGATCTACCCACAAATTCTCCGGGTGGTAATTCTTCATACTTATAACCTGCGTTTAACCTAGAATCCTTTCTAGATTTTACAAAATCATATCTCTTACGTCTTCTATATCCTAATAAGTTGTCGAATAATCCCATTACTTAAGTGCTCTTCTATTTCCAGCTTGAACCCTAGTGTAAATTGTTTTAGGCACAGGATCTGCTTCAAAATTAATACTAACGGCTGCTTCTGCATTCATTAACACATCATCTTCTATTAAATCACCATCTCTATCTAACCATCCGCCTCTAAATACAGCAACTTCTTCTTTCTCCATGATAATATCTCCCCATTGATCTAAGCCTCTCACGTGATCAGGTATTTGAGTAGATTCATCTACCGTTACTAGTTTAACGTCTTCTATCTTCTTAAAGAAAACATATTTTTGTTTACCATTTCCTATAGTTTCTAGTGTGACAGGTTCTTGTGGCACTACACTGACATTAACAGATTCGTAATAACCTTGTCTTCTAGCAGTTTCTTCAGTTTCTGAAATAAATCTAACGTTAACAGCATCTATACCTTCTATTTCTTCTAAGATATAAATAATATCAGATTTAGGTAATTTATCTCTTCGAGTAATATTTAATAAATATTCCGAAACTTTAGATCTAACACTATTGTATATTTCTTCTTTAGTGTAACCCTCAAAGTATCTAATATTAATATCCATACTGTAGTGTCTAACCTGTGGTTTAACGAAAACAACTTCAGTTGTAACCATTTGTTGACCACTATCTTCTAGCACTTTGTGCATAGCATCATACTCACCTTGATCTAAAAACATTTCTTGTTCAGGCATGTTAAAATAATCTTGATTTTTTGCTAATTTTTTCTTAGCATCCGGAATAGCGAAAATATAAATAACATTATCGTCATCCAAATATTGATCATCTGTCGTATTATACGCATCTATATATGAGAACATATTATATCTGGATAAAAAGTATTCATAATTATCTGGTGTAGCTAGGACAAATGATTTACTAGCTAATGGTGTCATTATTTTAGTAAATTGAGTGGATTCTCTATCACTCCCCATTTTAGGTGAAGATGTAATGGTAACATCTAAAAATTCATTTAGATCATGTTCAGTTCCTAGTGAATCAGAACCAACAGCATCCCATTTAATAGTTAAATCAGGTGAATCATCTAAATTACCGTTTAAACCACTGTGTTTTACATATTCAACAACTATTGAAGCCCCATCTGGTGGTACAGCACCGAAATTACCATTTCCAAAATAAATATCTAAACCTCCACTAATACCTGTTTTAACCAGATATGCCTTTTCTTCATAATTAATATCATATAAAGAATTATGTTTAGTCCATAACTCACCGTTTATACTTACACTAATTTTACTATGATCAGTTAGACCGCTGGTATTAACATTATAAGACTGTAGTTTTTCACCAGTCGCGGTTAATGTTTGAGATTCAAATTCACCTTGAATTATAGAAGTTCTAAATGAATTAAAATTTGTTTTTTCTAGTTTAAATTTATCTACAGAATTTAATAGAGTATAAGTCAAACCATTTATATCAAATTTAAGTTTAGCTCTACCATCTATATTTAATGTGTTACCTGCAATTTTAGCCATATCTGCGCCTGGTTTCCATCTAAAATCAATCTCACCAGTTGCTGCAAAACCTCTAGTTGCATCATGACCTGTCAATCTAGACATACCATAAATAGATTCAGGTTGTTGTGCAGTATATATGTTTTGTTCAACAACAGAATCCTCTATATAGAACATAACTAATTCTACCATCTCAGATAAGACACTCAATATCTGTGCAAAAGGAGAAGCAACTGTAAATAAGTTGTTTGCTCTTTTATACACTCTAGAAATATAAGTTCTAGCGTCATTATTTATTTGACTAGCACTTGTTCTAATTGTATTTAAAAATTTTAATTCTGCCATTATTTTGTATACTTTTTTATAGCATGCTTATTTTTATAGCATATCTACTATCTATTGTAATATCGATTAAACCAATATCTCTAACTTCACCTTTTAAAAATTCAACATTAACATCTATGTTGAATTTTTCAGCTAATGGACAATATTGATTTATTTGTTCGATTATAATAGATTTCACATTGTACGCGCTTGCATTGAAATCATATATAAGTTTTTCTAAATCACAACCAAATCTATAACTACCCATTACCTCACCAGTATTGGTGAATAAAATTGTTTGAATTTGTGTAATCAACATTTCTATTTCACCATTGGTTTGAACCTGATATGGATCGTAATTAGGATCAGTTGGATATTTTATGTATAATTCCATTTATATATTTATCTTGTTTATTTACGAATGCATCATCCAATCCACACCTTCGTCTCCCTTAATCTCTTCTTCTATAATACTAAGTTCATCATCTCCCATCGATTTAATAGCATCGTAGTCAAAATCGACATTACCAGGTAGGGCAAACTTAAAGATTCCGAGTTTAGTACCGATAGACTGCTTAATTTTAGCACTTACATATCTAAAGAAAATCTCATCTTCGTATAGTGCACAATCCGGAATAGTTTCATATATCTCTAAAATAACATCACCCTTTGGTGTATCACCCGTAAATTTTAATTCTCCAGTTAAACTAGAATAATGAAATGAAATAGGGTTTTCAAGTATTTGTCTAGACAAATCTGCCATAGAAGCATTCAATACATAATACTGTAGTTCTTCTGCGGCTTCAGCCATACCAGAACCTTCATACATTCCTCTAAATAACATTCGCTCCATTGAAAAGTCAGAACCGCCTTGGAATCTCACATCCATTCCGCCTCCGCCTCCGTTCCAACCTGAAGCTAAGTCATATAAACCGTATACTGAATATACACCTCCACCTCCGTCTAAACTTGGTCCTGGTAAATTAAGAGTTCTGTGAGATTTAAAATAATCACTACTAAATACGCTATTTGGAATATGATATAAATTCTCTTTTACAGAATATTCATATTTTTTATAAAACCATTTTTTAGCTCTCTTAATTATATTGATAATTTCCTTTTGTGGTAAATTAATAGGAACCATACATGCTCCCGTAATATCATCACCTAATTCATCTAGAAATGCGTTTAAACAATTTGCGCTAAACTGTCTTCCGGTTGTCAAGTCGTTATTAGACCCGCTTCTAATTTCACTCATTATATTAGTTTATTTTTATTCTTTTATTTTTTTACTTACTACTATTTCAGTGTCTTCAAATCTAGCATTGTTTGTCATAAAACCTTCTCTGAATATACCACCTATCATTTTACCTTTAAACATGGTATCACGACCCGCAACATAGCAGTTAGTTAATTCACAACTACCATGTGTGTAACTGGATTCAACTTTAGAGTCTTTCACTTTAGTGCCTTTGTATAAACTACCCCACATTATAGCAGACCCAGTTATTTCACACCCATAAAAACTAGAATTGGTTAAATTACCAGCAAGTTCACAATCAATAAATTCAAAATTTTCTAAAAGATAAACAGTTGGAAATTTACCATCTTTAACCTGTACTGCACCATAATCTGAATCGTAGTTTATAATACCAGCAGTCATTGATCCATTTACAATAAGATCCATAACTCTGTTTTTAAACCTTTCCCATTGTACTCGTATAATAGTTGGATTATCTTGTAGATCAACCAATATTTGTATGTTTGGCCAATTTTCAGATACTTTAGAGTAGTCTTTAAGCATATCCATTACAGGTTTATTCTTATTTAGAATTCTCTGTAATTCAATTTTATTTTCACCAGTAAAACGAGGATCATTACAAGAGTTCCACATTTGTAGTAGGAAACTTTCGGTTAGGTATAGAATATTATCCGTTTTTTTCTCATAATCTGCACCACCTAAATATCTAAACTCAAGATAGTTCTTTTCTTTTTTAGAAAAGTTTATACCATAATATTTTGTATCGGCAAATTTAAAATTATTAGATGCAATTTGATTCGCGTCGAAATGAAATGCTTCCCATTTTGGCATTACCCACTTCACACTCTTAGCGTATGCAGAATCTTCTCTATTAGGAAAGAATTTATAAATTTGTTTTTCATCAAATTCTAAAATGAACTTAAGAACGTTCATTTTAGAAATGAGATCTTTATCTTCTAAGAATTTTTTATCGAATGATAAATTAATATGAATCGACGCCCTATCGTTAGTGTATCCGTTTTTAGATATCCAATCTAAAACCTTGTTTACCATAATCCTAGCGTTTCTATATGGAATAGGTCCTGTAACTAGTTCCATTAGACCCTTTCCACCCGACATATCTGGTTCTATTTTAAATTCTTCTGCAGATGGTTGGAAATCCGAATGAGCTTTGTCTTCCAATCTAATCTTACGATCTAGAAGCTGCTCCAAAGATTTTTTGGTAGCTTCTAGATCGATATTAGAATAGAATTCAAATTCAACACCCATGAGCGCTGCATTCAAAATTGATTCCCTTGAAGAATCTATATTTAATTTTTGCATATTAGATTATGATATTATCGTTTCAATATATATCACACTCCCGTTGCAATAGTTATTGAGGCATCTTTAAAAAGACTTTCATTGAATCAACATCGATTCTTGTAATTTGAACAGTAATCTTATCACCGGCCTTAAATACGCTCATAACTTCTTCACTTAATTCGCTCACATGTAACAGTCCAGTAACACCCTCTTCTATTGTAATGAATAGACCATAGTCTTTTTTAGTCTTGACTGTAGCTTCTATTACAGAAGGAATGGTGTATCTTGATGTGATGTCGGCCCATGGATTTACTACAATATTTGCTTTTTGTGTTAACGTAATTTTTGTATTACTTATGATATCTTTTACCATAAAAGAAATTTGATCACCCGGTTTGATTTCTCTAGCTTTAAATTTAGTTAAGGTTTCTTCGTCTAAATCATTATTATGAATCATACCGGTTAGACATTTATTAAACTCTACAAAAACACCATATTTTGCAGTTCCAGTTACATTTCCGATAAGAGTTTCTCCTTGTGTCTCTTTTAATGAAGCTATTTCATTAGGAATTAAAGCTTGTAGATATTTTCTGTGGGAAACCACCAACGTGCCTCTTTCTGGTGAGAAACTAACTGGCACAACATATAGTTCTTTACCAATGATGGATGAAAAATCATGTAGTTTATTAATTCCAGCAAGTGATCCTGGCATAAAACACTCAATACCTTGAATCATTACCATGTAACCTCCATTTTCAATCATGTGTGTTACAGTACCCACCCATGCAGTTCCACCTGTTTCTACACCTTCTCTAAGATCCATGAATACGCGATGTTTAACACCTCCGTGAATTGATCCTAATATATGTGAGTTTTTAGCAAGCTGAGTAATTAAAACAGATGTTTCATCACCCGGTTTTAATGCTTGTATATCAGCAGGTTCTTTATCATATTTAACGTATATTAATTCTCTATAACCAATATCAACGCTAATAAATTCAGAACTTACTCCGTAAATTTTACCTTCATGAATTTCGCCTACATTTAGTTTAGTAACTAATTGACCATATTTGCTGTCAAATTCTGTCAATAAGTCATAAAAATCCTGTGCGTAATCTTCTCTAGAAAAAACTTTATCTCCTCTTAGAGTTCTAATATGTGGATTGGGTTTTCTTGTTTTAGATGGGCAACTAGCTTCGTATGCGTCCCACATAAATTCACCATTTTCATCGTAATAGGATTCGGTGACATCCTGTAAGTCTTCTTGTGAATTTTCAACTTGATTGTTTACTTCTTCGATTTTAGTTTCCTCGACTTTAACTTCGCCAATTCTAACTCTTTTGTTTTTTTCGTTGTTCATTTATTTTTATATTAAAGGTGTAACATAATATATATCCAATTAATTATTAGAATACCACAGGTACGAAACCGACCATGGGTACTGGACCAACTGGTGTAGGTATACCTCCTAAATAGAGTAATTTAAATTCCAATAAATGTAAAGCATATGCTGCAGCAACTGCAGTAGAAACCGCAAGTGCAGGTGGCATTGGGGCAGGTAATACACTAAATGTTTTACCAGTATTCCAAGCCTTTCTTAAATTATTAGCTAATCTTTTTTTACTGCCATAATATAGTGGTATGTAGATACCTGTTAGTGGTGGAGGAATTAACGCAGGTAAAGCGGATGGAGTTGGTGCAAAAGGTTTTACTAAACATGCATACCAGTAAGCAATAGTAACGGCTGCCATTTCTTCATATGGATCTCCACCTGGCCAATTATAATTAATATTAGAGCTTGGTTCAATAGCTTCACAATCGTCGGCTACCTTTTTTGCATCTAATGCTTCTTTCATTTGAAACTTAAATAAAGTACCACCTAATTTTGGATCTATTTTTAAAAGTTCTTCACCTGGATCAGATGCTCTAGAAGCTTGTCTTATTTTATCTTCAGGTACTTTTCTCCAATGATTTTCCCATTCACCTTTTTCATATACCGTTTCTATCCAATTTGGAGTTTTTATCCATTTAGGTGCAGTAATAGCAGATCCATTTAAATAAGAAAAAGAACCTTGTCTTAAACCGGGATACCAACTAAAAGTAGCCACTACATTAGATGTTAATATTTTAGGTCTTTTACTTGGATTTTCGGGAGGAGCATGCTCAAAATCGTAGGCTACTTGAATTTTCCATTCGTTTAATGGACACTCTAGTGTAGGTCCATTACCCTCTATGCCAGCTATAAATAAATCACTCACATTATCCGCCAAAGATTGCCAATTATAACCAGCTGCAGTTATGTCAGCTCTAGTCGGTATACTAATATTAGGATAAGGCTTATCACTTATCGATAGAGTACTATCTTTATATTTTTTAGAACCTAAACATTCTGCC